GATACCCTAGTTAAATCTTCTGCGCCTGAAGGCGAGCCGCTAAATATATGACGTTGAAACTTTAATGCAAACCTTATACGCATCGGTGCAACGTCTGGCGTGGAGCCTGTAGGTATTCCAGTAAACGCCCCGCTTAAGGTCGTTGTTGTTTTGTTGTTATAGCTTCTATAAACTCCTGTATTTAGAGTTCGCTCTGTATCTATTTGCACATACTTAGCCGCGGGTTGATAGCTCATTGATGGCTTGGCCTGCCATTGCGGACGCGTAGAAGTTGCGCCCAATGTAACGGCGTGCGTATAGGTGCCCGTTCCAATGTACTGCAACGTATAACTGTACTGCCTATAACTAACTGTAGAATCTAAATACTCAGCAACTGAAACCAACCAATAAACACCAAGCTCATGAATAAATTGACATTGCAAAATGTCGCAAATCTGCTTGATTGCTTCTTTGCAACTAACCATATTTTCGCTAGCATATTGGAAAGCGTTAACATCGCTCGCGGTCAAATCCTTAAAGGCGTCATAACCCGTTACAAAAGTGTTGATATCAACCTTAAGCAAATCAATTCCCTTGCGGGTTGCATCGCTAGAGTAAGGGCTAACTGCGTCACGTAGGTAATCCGTTTGCGTTCCGTTTACTACCCAGTAATCTTTTAAGCCTAGCAGGTCTAAGCTCTTTCTGAATAGCTGCGATATTTGTATCTTGCCATCAGTAAACCAATCAGCGCTTACTTTAAATCCATCCAACAACTCCAACCCATCAACAGCGCCCAAAGAAATAACAGGCTTGGCTTCGATTGCCTCGCGTTGAAATGTCATCTGATCTGCAACGACTCTGCCGACATGCTGAAGTACTGAATCTTGATAAATTAATACGGCCCAGTATTGCTCATTATTTGTAGCAAGGTTTTTAAAGTCCGCCAATACTGTATTATTAGGGATCACCCAGTGCGAAGTTGAACGCGAAGAGCGGGTTGGATTTTCAAAAAATTTACTGCCTGACCCGTCCCTGTTTATTTCGTATCCGTTATTGGCTAGTAATAACTCCGTGCCACCTGCACCCGAACCGCTCGGCGCGTCCCATATTTCGACCTTGTGAAGGGCGCCCGTAATTGAATAAAAACTACCGTAGTATTTTCGTGCCATCTTATCCTCTGCTAGAGTCTCTATTATATCGTTCCAAAACTATTGCCAAGTCACGCCCCTGTATACTTGTAGAAGCTACAAATCCGCTGTTGTCGTTTGTCTTTAACATTCCTTTCAACTTATCCAATGGTGCTATAACTTCAGGGTTAGAACTCGCCCCGGGATATTCACCCATAAGGCCAAGCGTTGGACCGCTAACTATACCACCATCGGCAAAGGCTGTAACATTAGGACCCGCTTTTAAAGTGTTTCTTACAACTGCTGCCCCTGCCATCAATGCAATACCTGCCGCAATCGCAGCTGCAGGGTTAGCAACAATTAATTTTTTAAAGGCATCCGTTGCAATCGCGGTAGCTACAATAGCTTTACCTAAAGTTTGCATAAAGCCCGCAATCGCGCCGAGCATATTCTTACCAAAGTTTTTGCCCGCGTCCTTGTCTCCTGTTGCAACGTCTGCCAGAAGTTGCGCCATATTCTCAGCCGTTTGCATTTGTAACTCGGCAAAGGCCGCATTAACAGCGGTTAAAGCTTCCTCTGTTTTGGCTGCCCATTCTGCCGTCTTAATTGCCGATGCATTTAAAGCGCTTGCGTGCTGTTGAAAACTTGCACTGTTGCGGTCTGCCATCGTTTTAAACGCGTCGCTAACCTCTACGGTAGTAGCAACAACTTCAGGGCCTTCTTCAATTATATCTGTAAATAATGGCTCGCTTCTTATGTCATCCAATACAGGCGGGATCTTGTCAAGCTCCGCCAATACATCGGCCATTGATTGCTTTACAATCGGATCCACTGGAGCCAACAAACTGCCACCCGTGTTCTTTGCGGTCAGCTGCTCAGTCTCTTTAATAACCGCTTTGGTAATCTTTATCTTTTCTTTACCTACTGTTCTATTAGATTCGATTTCGTCTAGATCAAAAGCATGTAGTTTATTTTGATACTCCTCGTTTAAGCTTGTACGAATCTCTTTATTTTCCTTTTCGTACTTCGTATAAATTTCTAGCTCTTTCGCCTTTCTGTTAAAGCCTGTTATTGCGTCTAACTCTTCTTGCTTGCGTTGATTGCTCAATGCCATGGCTTCTTCGCCAGCCTTTTTGTAAAGAGCTTTTTGAGTTGCTAAGCTATTTCTTTTTAAATTTAAAATAAAGGCTTCATTTTTACCCTCTGCTTTAGCCGTTGCTATTGCAATTTCTAGACGGCGCTCTTCAAGTTTTATTTTCTTTGCCGCATTAGATAGTAATGAGTCCTGTGTTTCTTTTAATTTCGCTATCTTTTTTTCGGCAGCCGCAGCTTCCGCGCCCATCTTGGATAGCAAAACGCCAACAGCTAAAATTGCAACGCTTATTAATACCCAAGGCCCTGCCGCTAGTGCTAAATTCATTGCCCTAGTTGCAACGGTTGCGCCGTTAGTTGCTGCTGTATAAATGCTAGTAGCCGCTGCGCTTAGTCCTTGTCGCACTGCGCTTTCCTCTTGCAGTGCATTTTGGATGGCAGTCAAACCGTTGACGATTGCCATAGCAGATTGCAGCTTAACCATTGCCTCCTGCAAATCCTTTCCGCCCAAGCCTGCTAATTGCATGGCTCCTTGCATTGCCCCAAAGGCTCCCGCCGCCGCCTGCACTCCACCTAGCACCGCATCCAATCGACGCGTATCACTCGCAAAATATCCAACCTCCGCCCGCGTGTCCGCGATGCTGTCCTTCATGCGGCCCGCCTGTTTAATTATTTCATTGGCAACTTGGGCAAACTCTGGACCCAATGCCCGGGCTTCCATTGCCAACTGAGTCAACTGCCGCACGCTTCCCATCGTTGGGTTACGCGTAGCAATAGCCGCCAATCGTTCCTCCATCGACTTAGCCGACTTCGCAACCTCGGCGCTCATCTTATTGCTGCCAGATTGAACTACTGCAATAGCTTTGTTAAAGCCTTCGCGCAGTTTCTCAATGTCTGCGCCTATAACAATATTTAAACTTTTAGCCATTAGATTATAATTTTATCACCAGTTTCTAAAAGCACAAAGTCGCCACTTTCCAAAAGAATAAAAGACTCTGCAGCAGGCGCGGGCGAAGTATAAATATAGTTTAGTAAATAGTCCTGAGAAATTTGGTAAAGTCCCGCAAACGCTGCCGTGTCGTCGGCTGTATGATTCTCGCCGTCGTATTCGATTACTTGCACGTAAGAATCGTTATAAGTGTCAGGCGTTACCGCACTATCAAACGCCGCCCTAACTTGACCGCTCAACTCGATGGCATCCGCAAAGCTTGTAGCATAAACATTAACTTGCACCCTTGCAAACTCTGTGCGACTGTGCCCTGAGTTAGTTGGGTTGGCTGCAATAGAAACAAGGTTGTAACTGATTGCGGGAAATGCTGACTCTTGCGGGATTCTCACGGGGTTTATCCGCGTGCCTACCAACGAAGTAACCCCCGCCGCATTGCTTAAAATTGAATAGACTATTTTTATAGGTGCGCTCATGCTTTCGCGTCTGGGGTTAACTTATCAAAGACATGCGAATATAGTTTAACCGCGTCGTGTATTGATAGGTAATCGGATACCTCCCAAGGAAATGTTAACAGCCGTTTGGGTTCTATGGGCTTCTTTAAGTGTGGGGCCATACCCGTAGCAACCGCCCAGCGGGTTATTTCCCATTGGTTGCGATACTGTTGTTGCTGAGCTTCGCGCATCCCTTCCAATTTTAAACGCCAAAAGCGAGGCGTTGACTTTAAAAACTCGCTTTCGCTTAGCATCATTTCGCCATAAGCAATGCGCTCAATCTTGCGCCAAGTTAGCGGGGCGCTGTCGCCCTTGGCAGTTACTCCCCCGTTGACTCTTCAACAGGTGCAAAAAATTCTGTTATTGCGGCCGTGAAACCCTCCAACGCTGGGCTAATTTCTTGAAACTTTTTAATCGCCGCGCCTAACTTTTGCACGGTTGGGTAAGGCGTCTTTTTATCCTGTGCCTCGTAGCCTTCCAAGATCCCGTAAAACGCGCAGCTCAAAGCAAAATCCATAGACTTCGCTAAGTCCTTTTGCAGGTTTAAATCTGCAAAGGTTTCCATCCCTGCAACTTCCATAATGTTGCGCAGGCTGTTCATGTTAAATAAAAGGGGATGCTCAGCACCCCCGATTTTTATTGTAGTGCTCATCGCACAAATATAATACTATTACGCAACTGTACCAATAGTCAAAGCGCCAGACCCCTGCAAGGTGCCAGTCCAAGTTGCTTTGTCGTTGTTAGGTGCGCTAAGGCTTAATGATGTAAAGAAAGCGGTACCGCTATATTTTTCGTCGCCTGTTACGTTTGAGCTCATTACAATAGTCAATAAAGTACCTGCTAACAAATCTGTAGCCAAATCTTTAAAAGATTGTTGAGTAGCTCCTACGCTTGAATCATCTTCAAAGATTGCTTCAACGTTCAAAGTATAGCCATACTCACCCGCGATAAATTCCTTCGCGCCTGCGCTGTCTTTACTTGTTACGTCGATCATGTCTTTAGAAATGTCGATAGAATTAGAAGTCGCGTTAGCGATTTTCTTTAATGAGCCCGCAACATCTTTATAGATGCTTATGAGCGTTCCGTTTACGGGTCCTGTGGTTGGCATGATTATTTATATATTAAGTTATTTTTCTTTGCTAATTTGGCTAGGATTTTATCCACGCCGTTTATAATTCCGTCGGTTACTCTGCCCGCGTTCTGGTCTAATGCCGGACGCATAAATGGGCGCGCTTCTAATATTCCTGTGTCTCTGCCCGTGGTTGACTGTATACGATTTGTTGGCACACCAAATTCAAACATCGGACCTAGATAATTATTTTCATATTCCTTGCGCAATCCGATAAGCACTTTGGTCTTATTGTCCTTATCCTTTCCAGTAATAAAGCCGATGGATGCCGCCAAGTCTCCGCCTTCCTTTGGCGCTAGATTCTTTGCACTATTAATTATTGGTAATGCCTGAGCTTTGAGCATACGCTGAAATTCGGGGTTGTCGATTTCGACCCCCATTGCTTTTAAGGCGTCTATAACCTCGGCAATATTTTCAACGCTTTTGCTCATTCTGTTAATTCAGTTTGCAACTTCAAATATAAATTCCTTGCTAGGTTTGCAATGTTAACAATGTTGTGATTAAGGCCCGCGTCAACGATTCTATGCTTCACGCTTACCGCTGAATTATAGCGGATTGTATAGTAAACGATTTGCTTGTGCTCTCTGCGGTCCGCATTCACTTGCTCGCTTCCGCTTTCCTGTTCTACGCGCTGAGCCCAAGCTGTTGCATATTCAGTCCACGTTTGTAATTTCTCACCTGTATTCGCGTCGATAGTTTCCGCATAACTCTGCAAACTAACTAGTACGTCCATAGATCCCGACTGCATTAGAGTATGATTTGGATTTTGTAAGGGTCTAGCAAGTACTCGAAGCCTAAAGATATTTTGCTTTGGATGGTTCCCACTACTATCGCATTCCTGTTATCGTAATACTGACCTACCAAAAGCAAAGCAGCATGTTTAATTGCCATCGGAAAAATAGTATCTGGGTCAACGCTTGCTGTGCCCACTGGATTAAATCCTTCAGATACTTCAATAATATACTTAATCGTATCGTCGGTTATTGAGTCGGGCGCTGTATTGATAAAGATATTTCGTGAGTAGTTGCCCATTGGGTCAGGTGCTACTATCCAATCGCTGCCTGCAAATGCTGTTACCGCTTGGCTGTCATTAACGTAGCTCACAGAGTTCACAGCCAACACGCGGCTATTTACGCGAAGATAATTACCGCTAGGTATATTGAGACCGTTAACGGGATTGATTAGCGCAGGCGAGCCCGTAAAGCTATCAAAGCCATATTTTGCCGTACCCTTCTTAATCGAGTAGCCCAAGTAGTTGCTGCAGGCGTCAACGGCCATACTGATTAAACCCGAAATATAACTGTCGTCATCGGAAGCCGTAACGCGCAAATGCTGCTTAGCGTCGGCTAAACTCAAGTAGTCTGTAGCTACATTGGCAAAGGCTGTGTATCTTCTACTTTTGAACATTATTCTGCGTCTAGTTCGGTCTCTGGGTTAGTCGGTTTCTTTTTGGTCTTAGGTGCAGCTACAACTTCAACAGCCCCCGCCTCAAGTAACAACTCGGCTTGCTTAGTTTCAATGTCTACCACTTCGCCCAAGTTGTAACTTAGGTTAAAGATTCCTGTTGGATTGATCAAAAATTTTACTAACATTTGGCCCGCGGGGGGTGCAGTCAAGACCCCCCGCAGCACTCGGACTTTTACGCCCCCGAGCGGGCTAGTTGTTAAGCTACGATATCTTTACAAACTGCGAAGGCTGCAGGGTTCAATAAGTTAACATCCAAATAAGAGTTAAGAACAACGTTGGTTAAACCAGCAGTAGCTCCGCTATAAGGGTCTACTGTCAACTCCATTCCGCCCCAGTTAGCAATAGCCATTTTGCTGAAGTCTCCGAAGATCATTGCAGACAAAGTAGAGCTAGAACCTTTGCTCAAGTTGCTAGGCACCAAGGTAGTTGTTTGAACATTGTAACCGTTCAAATCGGTACCACCAGAAGGCCAGATAAAGTTACCTTCAACACCTGAAGCCTGGCGGCTAGTTGTTTGCAATTTAGCTTTTACCAATGGGTTAGTTAAATAAGCAACTCCGTTACCGTTAGCGTTCTCAACTGCTTTCATCAAGTTAACAACATCGGCCCAAACTGGAGCGATTCCGTTAGCGTTGGTTGCGTTTGAAGTTGCGCCACCTGCGAAAGTTACGTTAACGTTAGCGTTACCGATGATTCCTACAGGCTCGTTAGATCCACCACCTTTAATAGCGGCAGTTTCCAACGATTGAGCCATTGCATTTAACAACCAGTTTCTTACGTACCCGTCGATAGAGTTGCTAGATTGCAACATCAACTGGTTAGAAACTTGGATGTAAGCAGCCAAACGCTTTGGAGAAAAAGTGATTTTAGAAAAAGCGGGGCTCTTTTCAGTAGCTGTGCCGTTTTCAGTATTCCAACCTGCAGAAGGCAAAGTTGATGCTGTTGGTAAATCCAAGTTTCCAACAAGGCCGCTCAAACGCTGAACGCCTAAACCTGCCAATACTGTGCGAGGAAGTAAAACGTCAATGATTGAACCTACAGAAGTTTGGATATTTACTCCACCTTCAGAGCCTGAACTTCCGCCTGTGGCAGTCATGTCACGTGTGAATACTTCAGAAGGGATTTTGATTGAGTGCGCAGAAACGCTAACACCTGAGCGCTGAAATTCAGTGCCACCCATTGCAGAAAATTCGCCTTCAACGCCTTCACGACGGCCAGTGATAGCCATTTCCATTGCGCGCTTAAAGCTGTAATCTTTAGCCATGTTAGACTTTTCTTTCTCTTCGCTACGGCTTGCGCTGTGGCCTGCTGCTTGAGCTGCAAGATTTTGCAATTTCTCTAAGGTTTCAACTTCTGCTTTGATCGCGCCCAAACGAGCCTCGATTTCAGACAAACGGTTGTTTTCAGTGTCAGCCATAGAACGTGCTTCACGCTCGATGGTAGATTGTAGGGTAGACAATTCGCCTAGCAAACGTCCACGCTCTTCTTTTAGGGCTTTAATTTTATTCATGATTTTTGTTTTTTTTAATAGTTTGTGTATCTGGCTAATGC